TATTGAAGTGTACTTTAGCCTCACGTACTAGACGTACTTTTGTTTCGGCTAGGTCTTTTTTATCCTCATAAAACTCTGCAATTTCTTTAGATAGAGCCTCTACAACAAATTCCTCCATTTTAGCAAAGTTACTTGCCATTTTCTTTTGGTCTTCGTGCAATTCAGTGACTTCTTTTCCTAACTGATCCATTACAAACGCTTTCATTAAGTCTCCATTTTCTTTCAACTTAACAGCATACTTTGCTTTGGCTTCTGCTAGTTGTTTGCGGTCTTCTGCAAACTCGGCAATTTCCTCAGCAAGACGATCATTTAACATAGTATCAATGGCTTCTACCATTGTTGCTTTGTCATGTTCGTACTTTTGAGCAAACTCTTCGCGTAATTCAGCCGTTGCCGCCTGTCTATTTTCGCGAATCTTGCCTTCCCAAGCCTCTTCAATTTGTGCTCTGACTTCTTGAGAAACAACATCGTTTTCAAAGAGTGTTTTCAGTGCATCTATCATACTTTTTCTCCTAGTTTCACTGGAGTTTGCTGATTATATTAATCAGCGATTCCTTAAGATACTTTTGTGCCTTATCGTCGTGTCTTGTTGCCTGTGCTAATTCGTATGCCTTCATTCCCCCACGTGCATTCATTAAGTGTTCATAAATTGGTGTAGGATATGCACCAGGGGCGCTAGGCTGTGCCACAACGTCCACGGTGATTATTTCAAAGCCCGATACATCGCCGGACTCATTAACTTCACCCGAACCACGCGACGAAACACCTAATTTAACTCCGCTCTCAAGCATTGTTTTAACTAGTTGTCCCATCGGGGTCGGTAAAATTTTCATTTTGCCATAACCGTTGTTGTCTTCCATCCACATATCTGTTATCATATGTGAAACACGGTCAAGGTTAATATTTAGGCCTTCAGGATGATCAACTTCTCCGAGAACTGAATAACCAGTCCCAATTTGATCATTGAGAGTTTTGACAGCCCTTCCAATCTCATTTACAGGGTAAACACGCTCATTTGCATTGCGTACTCCACCTTGGATACAAATTCCTTTTAAGTAAAGATCTTTGCCTCCATTTGAGTTTTCAGTTGACTCAACAACCATTTTAGCCTGGTCGAATGTCAAATTCTCGCTTAGTAGATTCATCATCTAACTCCTAATTATTTGCCGCCAATAGTAGATTTTTTATTGTCAGCAGTTTCGCCTGCGCTTTTCTTTTCTGCGCCGTGGCCTTTTGGCTCATTTTTCATGCTTTTCGATGCTTTACCACCTGGTACATTGATGTTACCCATACTATCTTCTTTAGTTGAGTTAGCCGCTAAGCCACCTGTTGTACCTTTTGAGTCTGCTTCACCACCAGCAACTAAGTTACTAGCGTCTCCGCCCATGTTGTTTGCACCTGCTACAGTTGACTTAGTGTTTGCACCATTGTCGCCCATACTTGCAGTTACTTTTTCAACATACTCACGCATTGTTTCAGTTTCAGACTTATCTGCTTCGTCAACTTCTTCATCAGTTGCTTCCGTTGCTTCTTCGTCTGTCGCTTCTTCTACGCCAAGGTCGATGCTTTCTTCTTCAGCATCATCTTCGTCATCAGCATCCATGTCCATGTCGCCTGCGTCTTCGTCGTCACCTTCGTCGTCGCCGCCCATTTCGTCATTAAACTGTTGACGTAAGTCGTCTAATTCTTTTTCTAAGTCTACCATACGATCTTCTAGGTCTTCGTCTCCTTCTGGAGCATCGTCTTCACCTTCTTCATCGTCACCCATTTCCAAATCAGCCATCATATCGTCTGCTGGATCTGCTTCTGGCATTGGTTCAACTTCGAATTCGTTCATGTCAAAACCTTCTTTGGTTTCTTCATCATCGCTTGACTCGTCAACTTCTTCATCAGTTGCTTCGTCTAAATCTTCGTCTGACTCATCAACTTCTTCATCAGTTGCTTCAGTTGCTTCTTCGTCGTCTTTTGACGCTTCATCAACTTCTGTGTCATCTTCTTCTAGATCATTCTCTAAAAGGTTTTCATAAATTTCTCTTGATTTTTCAACTACAATCTCGTGGAACATTTCTTCTGCTCCAGCGCGATCTTCGTTAACTAGTTTTTCGAGCATTTCCTCGAACTTGTTAAGATCTGCCATTTTTGTCTCCTGTTAAAATAAAATTTACCTTACGGTAAGGCTGTCATTAATATTTACTATTTATACAGAAAAGTGCGTAGATATAGGCTCAAAATGAGTCATTTTCATTCTGAGAGGCTAAAATTGAAAGATTTTGCAAAATCTTCCATGTTAATATGAGATATATTACCAAAATTAGCAAAAGGTTCTGGAATGAATCCTTTATCATTCACTAACACTCTTATATATCTCTTTTCGCTATTTTTCTGAAAAACAGTAGTAGTTTGGCGCAACCAATTACCATAATAGGTTGCTGTATCATGTTCTCTTTTGTAGTTTGGTGATCCGCTGTACAAATTATTAACACGTTTATATTCCGGACCCATGCCTTGATAGTCAAAGCCTAGTATGTATATTGTTTTGTGTCCGTGATCGCTTGCAAGGTCAAGTGCAGTTGGGCCACTACTCCAACCTTTGCTAGGTTCAAAATAATTTAATCCACTGTATTTTTCGTAGGACTTATTATAGTTTGTCCATACTTGACCTTCTTTGTGATATCTATATTGAACAATTTCGTTGATCATCTTAGTATCAACGGCTACTAGATAATCAGGTTTGAATTCTCTATATACAGCATTACACGCATATATAGTTCCGAATTTTCTTAAAGGGTCTAGTGGGATTCTTTGGCGGCTAGTGCCATTACCTAATACAAAGGCTATGCTCAATTATCATACTCCGCCGGCCTCTGCGTTTGCCGCTAAGCCGTACATTTGTCTAACAAAATGCAAGTCTTTCTCTTGCTCTTCTTTATGTACATCTGCGGCTAACCTTGCACGATTAATCTGGCGAAGTGTAAGTCTTGTTTTACGTGTTGAATCAAAGTCTACAGGGGAGTCATCATCTCTAGGTGAATAACTATTATCCTCTACAGGCTCAAGTGTTTCTTTGTCAAAGTAAAAAAGTTCTCTAAGTATCATACTGTTATTTATACCGTTACGTCAGTTGCGCCTTCTTGAGACACTCCATCTCCGCCTGTTGCTGTTTCCGGTGCTTCTGCGGCACCTCCATCAATTGGTGCTTCATCACCAGGTACTTCTGCTTCCATGCCTGCCATATCTGCATCAATACCTGCTCCACTTACGCCTGTGCCTCTAAGTTCGCCACCTGCGTCTGTTGGTAGTGGTTCAATATTTTCATCATTTTCTTCACGCCACAAACGTTCGTTCTCTGCAATCTCTTCATCTGTTAAACCTAAGTAACGTTTCATAGCAAAACGATTTGACATATACGGTATTGCACTCATTTGTGTAAATGTTGGAATACGTGCATTATCAATTTCACTTTGTCTATAAGCCGCAAAGTTTTGTGGTGGTTGGAATCTAATATCAAACATTGCTGTGTCAATGTTTACGCCCTTCTCAAGCAAATATCTTTTGAATTCTTGATTCAAGTCTTCAATTAACAATCCTTGTAGTCTTTCACAGTAAGTATTAAATCTTAATTCTTGAATATACGCTGTACCCACTCTACCGTCATTATATTGAGCGGCACTGTCGTCAGCACCAGTTGGTAGGTAACTACTAGGTATACGCAAACCTCTAACCAATTTATTTGTGAAATATCTAAGGTCATCAATCTCTCCTAAGTTAGTACCGCCTGGTAGTGTTTCAACTTTTGATCCTCTACCTTCTGCTGTTTGAGGGAAAAAGTAATCTTCGTTAATTGACAGGGGATTGTATGAACTGTCTATGACATTAGTGCCTCCGCCTGTTGACGATGGGATACGTCTTTGATGTATTTCCGTCTTAACACGTTCTACAAACTGCATCGCTAAGTGCGATGGCATGTTGCCCACATCAACGTAGAATACTCTGCGCTCTGGCGCACGTTGTACTCGATAGATAATAATAGCATCTTCAAGTAATTCTTTTTGTTTGTATACTTTAAAAATTGTTTCTAATAGCGAATTACCAAACGGAAAGTTTTTATCTAATCCTTCTGATAAACTTAAATGAACAACGTTGTCTGCATCAATAGCAACTTCGCCTTCATTTTCTTGAAATCTACTTCCGCTTTGCTTAGGTACACTTCCTACCATTCCGCGAACACCGCCAGTTAAGTAACCATCGCCACCACCAGTAACATTACCGTTAGTTTGAAAAGGTGTTGTAGCAACCATATCTCTAAAGTTTAAATTAAAATCTCTAATTACGTATTGCTGTGGTTTTTTACCTTCTGACTCGTTAACAATAATTCTTGCTACGTTTGCTGAATCAACATGAAATAATTTTTTGGTTTCTGGATCTCTAATAAAAAATTGATCACCATACTTGAATACATTACGTAATACTCTAAACATACGTGTGTCAAATTTTTGTATTTTATTCCATTGTTGTAAGTATTGTTGAATAACTGTAGTTTCTGTATTTGTTGCTTTCTTTTTAAAGTCAATTGTAAATGGTGTTTTATTCTGTGAGTTTTTCTGTGAGCAAAATTCTGCTAAAATATCAAGTGCGGCATTCACCTCACTATCAAGATCCATTGTGTTGTATTGACCGTAACGCTCAACTCTATTAGGAGCGCCTACATATACGTCAGGTAAGTATGAACTATAGTTAGTACGTGCTGGTCCTGCATTAATGCCTCCGCCACGTCCGCCGCCTAAAGGACTATAATTTCCTCCTGGGTTATCGCCAGTTGGTACTGGTGTAAAATATTTCTTCCAACTCATGTTTTATCCTTAATATGCGCTTGCAGGGTCTTTCTCTAACAATCTTTGAGTTAACCTATTATTTTCACGCATAAGTGTGATTAATTGTTCTACGTTACTATTACTTATGCCTCCACCGCCGCCTGAGTTGCCTAATACGGTTCCTGCGTTAACGCCTTTACCAAACCCAACTTTATTATCTTTAGACAATTCATCGTTTAGATCACTTAATTGATCAACTAATTTATCAACAGCATCAGCAAAATCTTCTACATTTTTATGATTTAGACCGTCTGCAAATTCTTTTAATCCTGCTAATCCACCTGATGATGCTGTTAAGTTTTTAACTGCTCCTGCATCAATTTTGGAAAATTCGTTAATACCGGCTACCATTTTTTCAAACGGTGACTTAGCACCAAAGAAACTACCAATACTATCTATAATTCCGCCTGCCGCAAGTTTTATCATTGCATCGCCAAGATCTGATAATCCTGTCTTTGCTAATGCCGCTACGTTTGTAATTGCTAGTGCATCTATTAATGCAAATTTACTAATGCCTGCAACCATTGTATCAAATACATTATCTCCACCAAATAGGCTTCCTATACCTGATATTAATTCTGCTCCAGCAAATTTTAACATAGCAGTACCTAAATCACCTAGTGCTACTGCAATGTCTTTTAAGTTTGCTGTGTCTTTAACTGCGGCCATTCGCTCAACGCCAGCCGCTACTTTTTCAACACCTGTACCAGCCGAGTCAATTCCATCGCCTGCTAGTTTAATCGCCGCTCCTGTACCAATTAACAATCCTGTTAATACAGCGGCACCTGCTATAACTGTTGGGTTTGCAAATCCGCCAAGTAATGCTTGGAAACCTTTTATTGCAAGATACACAGTACCACCTACTGCTACCATTTTTGCTAATGTGCCAAGGGCTCCTTCGATACCTCCAAAAGGTCCGCCACTGCCGCTTGCTTTTGCTCCGCTTTCACCTGGTGGGCCTTCTTGTTTTTCATCACCGCCACCAAATATTCCGCCTATTAATCCACCAATGACGCCGCCTAATCCTGACAAGCCGGCTTTAACATAGCCTTTAAGAAGGTCCATAAGTTTGCCTTCTTTAAATGCTGTAACTAATTCGTTAAATTTTTCAGTGAAAGTATTAACAACTTCTTTGATCTTCTTAGTACCCTCTTCACTGCTTAAGAATGTAGTTAATGATCCAAGTGTTGTTTCGATTGTGCCAAAAACACCTGATGTAATTAATGCATCTACAATTTTGTTTTTTGCTTCTTGTAGTTTACGTTCAAAGTCTAGTATTCCTTCAGTTCTTTTCGCATCAGCATCTTTTTGTTTTTGTTGCTCGTCGGATAATCCTTTACCAGCCTCTTTCATACCAATAATTTCAATAATAGCACTACCAATTTCACTACCCATTGCCGCTAGTGTTGAATACTGTTCTTTTTGTGCATCAGATAAGTTGTCTGCCATACCAGCAGTTTTTCTAATCTCTGCCATAAACTCGTCTTGAGTAACTGTATTATTTTTCAATCCTATTGACATTGCCTTTAAGTTTGGATTTAAACGTACTAAGTCTTGCCCCATCTGTCCCAAAGGTACACCGCCTGTTGCAACCATTTCTGCAATAGCATCTTTAAGACCTGGACTTGCATCGCCCATCATAGTCAATACACCATTAAGGTTTTTCTTT